TACCAATCCAAACTTTCTTCAACCGAATAAGTTTTTACTAAACTTTTCTCGGGCACCAAACATTCAATACTTTTGTCAATCGGTCAGCGTACCTGGTATTTCACTATCAGAAGCTGTTCTTGTCAACCCACTTGTTGATATCTACTCACCTGGTGAAAAAGCCATCTATGATCTACTGAACATTACTTTTTTTGTTGATGAAGAATTACAAGGCTGGAAAGAAGTGCATGATTGGATTCGTGCAATGACATTTCCTGTTAGTTATGATGAATACCGACAGTTACCAAAACTCAATCGTATTGCTGGGTACAAACAAAACTTTCCACAATTTTCTGATGCCACGGTAACTTTGTTATCGTCTTCAAACAAAGAATATTACCGATTCAAATTTCGTAATTGTTTTCCTACCACATTGTCTACCTTTATAATGAACGCTTCTGATTCACCAGATACAATAATTACCGCAGATGCTACATTTCGGTATGAATACTACGACATTGAAAAATTGTTTTGACATTTGACTAATCTGTGATATACTTCCAATAGGAGGTATTATATGAAACAACTTGATGATTTACTTGAAATGTGGCGGCAAGATTCTGATATTGACCGAACAGAACCTGGCAAAGCACTCTTAGACATACCCAAACTTCACAGTAAGTATTTGAATATACTTTCACAACATCGTCTGTTGTCGAAACAGGCTGAGTTCAAGTATAACAAAATGAAAAAACTCAAATGGGAATATTACACAGGCAAGTTAGATGACGATGACCTGAAGAAATATGGTTGGGATCCATTTCCTTTTGTACTCAAATCCGACATTACTACATATCTAGAGAGTGATGAAGATTTGAACAAATATCTTGCATCAAAAATATTGCATGATGAAATTGTTGAAGTCTGCACAAGTATTCTAAAAGAATTGAACAGTCGTACATTTCAGTTGCGTGACTTTATTTCATGGGAAAAATTTATACAAGGTGTCTGATCTTACATTACATAAAAAGAATGAAGTCTTTATACAATTTGAGTGTGATCGTGGATTAGCACAAGAACTTTCAGATTATTTTACTTTCTTCGTTCCTGGTTATCAATACACACCCGCATACAAAAATCGAATTTGGGACGGAAAAATACGCCTGGCAGATTTGCGGTCATTCACCATTTATCATGGTCTTGTACCGTATATTGAAAAGTTTTGTAAAGAAAGAGACTACACATTAGAAATCGATTCTGATATTACAGTATTAGAAAACTTTTCATTGGTTGAAGCAGTTGATTTCTGCCGAACACTTGAACTACCGTTTGAGCCAAGAGATTATCAACTACAGTCTTTTGTTCATGCAATTCGTAACAGACGCATACTTCTCCTGTCTCCTACGGCGTCAGGAAAGTCTCTGATACTCTATCTGATAGTGAGATGGTTACAGTCTTCAGATCATTGTAGAGGCCTTCTGATCGTGCCTACGACCTCTCTTGTTGAACAGATGTATAAAGACTTTGAAGATTATGGTTACGATTCAGAAGAATACTGCCATCGACAATACTCAGGCAAAGAGAAACACACCAATAAGTTTCTGACCATTACAACATGGCAATCAATCTACAAAAATGAGAAAGAGTATTTTGAACAATTTGACTTTGTTCTTGGTGACGAAGCACACCAATTCAAGGCCAAATCGTTGACAACAATTCTTTCAGGTTGTGATCAGGCCAAGTATCGTATTGGTACAACAGGTACACTTGATGGTACACAAACACACCGACTGGTACTTGAAGGTCTGTTTGGTCCTGTCTACAAAGCAACATCAACATCTGAACTCATTGCAAAAAAACAACTGGCTGATTTTCGTATCAAATGTTTGATTTTGAAGTATACTGATGAAGTATGTAAACAATGCAAAGACTGGGACTACAACCAAGAGATTGAATACATAGTAATGAATAAAGCAAGAAATGAGTTTATCAAAAATCTAACTATGTCACTTGAAGGCAACACACTTATACTATTTCAATTTGTAGAAAAACATGGAAAAGATTTATTTAAAATTATTAAAGATAAGGCAGGCAATCGACATGTATTCTTTGTATTTGGAGGTACGGATGTCGAGGTTAGGGAATCAGTTAGATCCATTACTGAAAAAGAGAGTGATGCCATTATCGTTGCTTCTTATGGTACTTTTTCTACTGGGGTCAACATCCGCAATCTTCATAACATAATATTTGCTTCACCTTCTAAGTCAAGAATTCGTAACCTTCAATCAATAGGTAGAGGCCTTCGCATAGGAGAAAATAAAGAAATTGCAACACTCTTTGATATTGTAGATGACTTTCGTATTGGAAAATTTACCAATTATACACTCAAACATTTCGTTGAAAGAGTAAAGATATACGATGAAGAAAAATTCTCATACAAGTTTTATAACATAGAAATAAAAAATGGAAACGACAAACACTAATATCAAAATTGTTCGGTTGCAGAGTGGTGAAGATGTGATCTGTAATTATTACGCCGATGATGAAAATGGAGTTGTTTTACTTGCTGATCCCATGCATCTCATTTTCAAGCGTATGCCGACTGGGCGAACTGTTATGATGATGATGCCTTGGTTGCCTATTGAAATTATCAAAGATAATTCAGCAATTGTCTATGATTCGGATATACTTACTATCATTGAACCAAAAGATGAATTGATTCATTATTACAATCAAAATGTTTTTCACTCTCAAGAACTGGCTGACGATAACAGCATCGCAGAACAGTTATTAGAAACTGAAGATGAAGACGACTTAGAAGAAAAAGCAGAAGAACTTCTTGAAATTTTGAAAGAAAGAAAGAAGAGTAATTTACACTAAGAGAATATTATGTCTAAAGTATGTTTTGTGATACCAAGTAGTGCAAAAAAAGCTTATCAAGATTTAGCAAAAACTTATTCTGCTATTGAGCCACCTACTTGGGCATTATTATTAGCTCAATCTGTTAGAAATAAAGGACATGATCCTGTTATTTTAGATTTTGATGCCGAACCTGCAACAGATGAAGATGCGGCAGAACAAATCGCAGACACTAAACCAAAACTTGTAGTCTTTATTCTTTACGGACAAAATCCTAATTCAGGTACTACAATGATGATTGGTGCATCGTCATTAGCAAAACAATTGAAAACAAGTCATCCTAATCTCAAAATTGGTTTTATTGGATCACACGCTTCGGCATTACCACACGAAGTTATCCAATATGATTATGTTGACTTTGCATTTATCAATGAGGGTGTGTATGCCTTATTTGATCTATTGAATTCAGATTTGAAAACTGGTCTTGATAAAATTCCTGGCATTTGGTACAAAGAACATGGTCTACCAAGACCATCAGCACCAGGTCGCATTGTGCAAACACCAGATATGGATTTGATAATGCCAGGTTATGCTTGGGATCTTTTACCTAAAGACAAGTACCTTCTAGACAAATACCGAGCGCATTATTGGCATACAAATTTTTTAGAAGAAGGTCGCACACCTTTTGCAGCCATCTATACATCATTAGGTTGTTCTTTCGGTTGTAACTTCTGTATGATCAACATCGTAAATCGTGTGTCATATGCACAAGACACAGTATCTTCAGATAGTCGTGGTATGAGATTTTGGTCACCAGAGTTGATGCTAAAAGAATTAGAATACCTGTATGAAAACGGTATAAGAACGGTTCGTCTTACTGATGAAATGTTTTTTCTAAACAAAAAATACTATGTGCCAATTCTAGAAGGTATCATTCAACGAGGTATGAAATTCAATTTTTGGGCTTACGCTCGTGTTGATTCTGTTCGTGAAGATCAGTTAGAGTTATTCAAAAATGCAGGAGTAAATTGGTTAGCTCTTGGTATTGAAGCAGGCAATCCTCAAGTTCGTTTAGAAATTGATAAAGGTAGATTCAAACAAGTAGACATTCGTGAAGTTGTTCAACAAATCAAAGATGCTGGCATCAATGTTCTTGGTAACTACATGTTTGGATTTCCAGAAGACACGATGGATACAATGCAAGAAACTTTAGACTTGGCATTAGAATTGAATTGTGAACACGCAAACTTTTATGCGGCAATGGCATTACCAGGCAGTCCACTTTATCTAGAAGCAAAGAAAAATAATTGGGAGTTACCACAAACATTTGACGAGTTTGCCTTTCTTTCATATGACTGTAAACCACTAAGAACTAAATCTCTAAGTAGTGCAGAAGTATTGAAGTTTCGTGATGAATCTTGGCAAAAATATTTTACTCACAAACCATTTTTAGAATTAGTTGAAAGTAAATTTGGTATGCAATCTAGACAAAATGTAGAAGATATGTCTAAAATAAATCTAAAAAGGAAAGTTTTAGGTGACTAAAGAAGAACTCATTGAATTTGAAAATCGTATTGCACAGCAGTTCAATGAAGGCAAAATACGATCTCCTGTTCATCTCTATTATGGCAATGAGAATGA